GACATCCGGCTGATGGCATCGCCGACCTTGCCTCCGATATTCAGTTTTGAAAGACCGGTAAGCATGTTCTGGATTCCTTCAAATGATCCCTGCAAGGTTCCGCTCGCAAAGCCGTGCAACCCGTCGGATACCATGTTCAACCCGTCAACCGTGTCCCGGGAGGCACTTTTCACCTCCCCGGCAAGCGCCTTCATTTCAGAGGTGGCGTTCAGGTATTCTTCGTCAGCTGAAATGCTGGACGATTGGGCCATTTGAAGAGCGATTTTAGTACGTTCTATTTCTGCCTGGTTACCGCTTTCAAGAGCCTTGTTGTAATCGGTCTGCGCTGCTTTTAACCGAATGAATGCCGCTTCCTGCTGCAGTTCCGCATTTTGCACGCGTGTTACGGCATCCCCCAAAGCGTGCATCTGCGTTTGCAGCCGGGCAAAATCCAATGTCCCGTTGCCACCGGGGAGCATGCTTTGAATCCGTTCGATGGCATCGTAAACGACCTGCTGGTCTGCGGCTCCCGTTTTTTTGAACTCATCCGTCTTGACATACTGTTTAAGCTCGCCAAGCAGGTTCTTCATCTGGTCTGCAAGCAGACCGGTCAAATCCCCGAACGCTGCTCCCCAGTCTATCTTCTGGGTAAGGGCTTCCATGTCCACTTTGTGCACAGCCGCATCACGCTGCTTCTCCAAAGTCAGCCTTTCTCCCTGGGACTGTGCCTTGCGGATTTTCTCGGCATATTCTTCAGCGATGGCCAGTTTCTGCTGCTGGAAAGTACCGTATTCCTTCAGATAGTCACGCATGGCTTCCGCCTCTTCCCTGTACACGTCCGTCTCCGCTTTTTTCCGGGACTCGGTGTTTGAGGCACGGGCTTTTTCAAGTGCATCCTGTTGCTCCCGGGTAAGTCCGTTATCTCCGGTGGAAAGACCGGCTTCCTTGTTCTCACGCTTCCAGTCGGCTTCCTGCCGGTTAATTTCTTCTTTTCTCGCGTTATAGTCATATTCGATTTGTGCCAGTTTCTTTTCGGTACCGGCTTGCATGCGGTCTATCTCTTCCTTCCGGTTTTCAGCCTGCAAGACGGCAAGATCCTGCGCCAGCCTGCGCTCTGTGGCAAGCCGTTGCTTGGCTTCCGCTTCCGGATTCTTCCCGGACTGATTGGGGTCGATATGCCCGCCGATGCCTGACTTCTGTTCCAGTTTCAAGCGTTCCTTGGTTAAATTCTCCGCTGCTAATATATACCCGTTATATTCTGATTTAAGCCGCTCTATTTCTTCCTTTTTTTTCCAACGTCCGTTATTATTCTGTTTATAGGATTGATCAGAAGAAAAGAAACGGTCAACCTTTCCTCCATATCCCCACCAAGTATCAAATTCACTCTCGTCCTTAGCCTCTGCCTCGGCTATTTTCTCATCAACCTCTGACGCTTTTTTTACTAAATTCTGTACTTTCGCTTGGAGATAGAGAGACTGTACATAATCCTCACTCTTTTTTATGATGGCATCATACCATTCAGAAAGTGTTTTATAATACCCGAAAGATTCTCCGTATTTACGGTTCAGTGCTTCCACCTTGGCCTTTTCCTGTTCCTTGCTGCCGGTAAAGTTCTTTATCTCATCGATGACCGATTTCAGTTCAAAGCGTGTACGCACCATCTGGGCACGGCCGTCCTTCTCTATCTCGGTCATTTCCTTCAGCGATATGTTGAATTCATCCACGCCTTTTTTGGCGCCGAACAGGCTCTTCGTCCAATCCCAGATTTCATCACCGTACATTACCAGCAGCATGATGCCGGTGGTCATGGCCGTCTGCCAGGAAAAGAGCGAGGACAGGACCTGTTTCCATACCGGTGTGCCTTTCTTGCCTGACTTCTGCAGCTCATCATATTCCTTACGGGCACGGGCCAGTTCGTCCGTAAAAATCGGCAGGTTGTTGGAGATAGCCAGGAAGAACATCTGCGGACCCATGGCCAAGGAAGGCATTTCACGCGCCATCTGCTGAATACTGTTGTGCAAGCCATTGAACTGGCGCTGTGCATTAGGTATATCTGCAGGAGTGACCTGCACGGATTCCGATTCGTTTTGCAACATTTTCAACTGCGCGTGCAGTTCCTCAAGCTGCTTCTCCAGTGCATGGATCTGCGCGATATTGGCACTCTGGTCCAGATTGGGGGCAGCTGTTTCTCCGGCAAGGCGCAGCCTTTCCAGTTCAGCCTCCAGCAGTCTGACGGTATTACGCAGTTCCAATGCCTCACGCTCGGCCTTATTCATGCCGGGCGTAAGTTTGTCCTTCATCAAAAATTCAACTTCTACAGGTTTACTCATTCCAGTTTGCTTTGAAAAAATCCTACTATATCGTTCGCTTCATCCTCGGCACTGCGCTCCGGGTGGCGGTCACACTTACCGCTGCCCCTCTTCTGCCGCACATACCGCGGCGCGTCGCTCAGCATCAGTATCAGTGTCTGGTAGTTCACACCGTCCAGAATGTAGTCCACACTCCAGCCCGTTGCCGATGCTATCTGCCACACGAAACCGAAAGGGCTATGGGAACCCTCATACCGGGTCCTTAACTCCCCATCCTTGCCTGGCTCAGTCTCGGAGTCATCGGGTTCGCCCGCGCCGCCGAGCTGATAATACGCATAAAATCCTTCGTGCCCATCAGCCGCTCAAACGTTCGGAACAGCGCCATCAGATACTTCCACTCCACAAAGTTCCGAAGCACCCACGCCGTCACCCCAATGCCTACATGTCGCGACACATAGCCCCAGCACACCGTATAGGCCAGCAAACGGCTCACAGCCTTGCCATGTTCCGCTACAAAGGCCAGTTCCTCGGTCTTGTCCTTCGGCTGCCAGCCGGGTTCAACACCCATCTTCAGGTATTCCCTGGCCAACAATATCTGTCCGCGCAGCCTCGGACGCTTCATCGTCACGCGTACCTCCAGCGGACGTTTCAGCCACGGGATCCTCCACCTTTTAAGAGGAACGGACACGCCGCTGTCCAGCAGCGCATCCGCACACTCCATCTCTATCAGTTGTTCCAGCCGGTTGTCCATACGTTAGCCTTTCTGGTTCAATGTCTGTACAGAGGCAGCCGCTGCTCCCGCTGCAGGCAGCTTGTGCTGCGCCCACTCTTCGGGCAGGGCTCCCGTATCGAATACACCGTAAGGCTGCGAACCATCCTCCGGCATAGCCACCTCCAGCGTACATTCTATCTTGGCCGTTTCCGTCAGCGTCAGCTTACCGCCCAGGTTGCTCAGCAGCGTGCCGTTCGGTATCAGGATGCTCCGTCCGCTCACCAGTGCCAGTTCAAAAGGACCTTGCATCAGCAGGGCGGCCTGCGGGGCGGTCCAGCCTGTCGGATTCTTCTTCTGGCTGTCTTCTTTCGCATAGTGCAGCGTGCCGCCCAGCAGGACATGCATGTTCTTGTAGTCCGTCTGAATCACGTTGAACGTGGGGGCGATGCTGCCGTTGCTCCGCGGAATGATCAGCACGGGGGCACCCGGTGCCTGTTCCGCCTCAATCTTGGCGGCTTCGGGCTTCTGGCCGTTCAGGTCAAACGAGCCTTTCTCGATATAGCCTATCACGAAGTCATTGTATTTCACGGCTCCCAGGCCGTACATAAAATTCTTGTTCATCGTTTATAAAGTTTGATGGTTAATAACACACCGGCCAATAAGCCGGCCAATACACCTGTGATAAACGTCCGCATCCGGTTCGGAGGACGTTTTTCTTCCATTTGAACGTCATTCGAAGTTTCACTATTGGTCTCGTTTCGGATGCGTGTCAGCTCTTCTTCATACCACAGCACCAACTGTTGCAGGCTGTCACACGAGGCTTCGGCCACAATGTTACCGCTACCGTCATTTCTTACAGTCAGGTTGGCCTGACCGCTCTTCCCGCGATACACCGCGCCGTCAGGAAGCTTACGGAGGCTGTCCGCCGGTATCGTCAGCTGCACCGCACTCGCCGGTATCCCCGCCATCACCAGTCCCGCCCGTCGGCTTCCGTTCGCACTGTCGGCGCTTGCCGATTCCGTCTGTGTCTTCTCCACCGTCGTGCTCTTCCTGCTGCTTGCGCAGCCCGCCAAGCACAGGACAGTCATCATGATGGCGGCAAC